CGCAATTGCGACGGATGCATCTATCACCAGCAAAGCAACTCTTCGTGGTCATGTCTTTGCCAACGCAAACTTTGCAGCAGGCACTTCTGGTTCTACTACCACAGGTATTTCTTCTGCGACGTTGGGCACAGGCACTATCAACACCACGAATACGCTTAATCTGCGTATCATGGGTTGGCAGGAAGATCCTGAGAATGAGGATTTTGCCGCAGCTGGTATCCCTGTAATCGTGCGTCTGAACAACCACTTCAATAGTGCTAACGGTGCTATTGCGGGTGGCACTGTTTCGACCACCGGCGTATAAGGAGGCTCAGTAATGGCTATTTCTCGCGCACAACTGGCGAAAGAGCTGGAGCCTGGTCTCAATGCCTTGTTTGGCATGGAGTACAACCGGTACGAAGGCCAGCACGCCGAAATCTACACCACCGAGTCCTCAGATCGAGCATTTGAGGAAGAAGTTATGCTTTCCGGGTTTGGCGCCGCTCCGACTAAGTCGGAAGGTTCCGCCATCAATTTTGATGATGCCAACGAAGCGTATACCGCTCGGTACAACCACGAAACCATTGCACTGGCGTTTTCGATCACAGAAGAAGCCGTAGAAGACAATCTCTATGATCGTCTTTCTTCGCGCTACACTCGTGCTCTCGCCCGTTCAATGGCACACACGAAGCAGGTCAAAGCAGCCAGCATTCTTAACAATGCGTTTACGGCTGGTGCGTCTGCTGGCGGTGACGGTGTTGCACTCTGTGACGCATCACACCCGCTTACAAATGGTAGCACGTTTGCTAACGAGCCAAGCACAGCCGCTGACCTGAACGAGACCTCGCTTGAGGACGCTCTGATCAGCATCGCTGGTTTCGTTGATGAGCGTGGCCTGAAGGTCGCTCTTCGCGGCATGAAGCTGATCATACCTCGTCAGCTTCAGTTCGTTGCAGAGCGTCTGATGGTGTCCAACCTGCGTGTGGGTACTGCGGATAACGATGTTAACGCAATTCGCTCCATGGGGATGTTGCCTGACGGTTACCATGTCAACGACTTCCTTACGGACACGGATGCGTTCTTCATCCTTACCGATGCACCTCGTGGTTTTGTACACTTTGAGCGTGTACCGCTCTCCACTCAGATGGAAGCAGACTTCGACACCGGCAACATGCGTTTCAAGGCTCGTGAGCGTTACAGCTTCGGCTTCTCCGATCCGCGTTGCGTATTTGGTTCGCCGGGCGCATAAGAACCCTAGTCCTCCTACTAGGCAAAAGGGCGGCTTTCGAGTCGCCCTTTTTTCTGTTATAGTGGTTTTACCTTACACATGTAGTTTCCTCCCTAAACTTGGAGCCGTACAATTTGCGGCTCCGCTTTTTTTCGTGTATCCTGTTCGTATCCTGACAGGTCCAGAGTGGATCTGACACTAGCCACGACAGGAGATAGACATGGCTCGGACTACCTTCTCTGGTCCTATTGTATCCCAAGCAGGGATGTTCAACGCTGGATCAAACTCTGTTGTAAACATCACAGCAGAAACCACCCTCACCGTTGCCGCTCATGCGGGTAAAGTCATTGAAATCAATGACGCAGATGGTGCGGTTACTCTCCCTACGATCAAATCAACCGAAATCGGCGCTACATATACGTTCTTCGTCGGCACAGATGCCACTGATCTGGACATCAAGACGGACGGCACGGACAAGTTCGTCGGATCTGTTGTGCTTGCCGTAAACAACGGCTCGATCAAGGCGTTTCAGCCAGCAGCGACTAATGATGTGATCAGTCTCAATGGCAGCACCACGGGTGGTGATAAGAACTCATATGTTCAAGTTACTGCGCTAGCTACTGCGGAGTACATGGTTCAAGGCGTACTTATTGGTTCTGGCACGATTGCTACTCCATTCGCTGATAGCTAATAGGAGGCGAACATGGCCGCTTCTATTTTTGCTAAAACGGCAACGGCGACTGGAACATTGCAGGGCGGGAGAACTCGTCTAAAGGCTTTCTATGTAAAGACAGCCTCTAGCGGGTCTCCAGCGGTGGTGTTTAAGAACGGTAGTGGTGGAGCTACTTTGTTGTCTATGGTGTTTCACACTTCTGATGACAATCAGATTGCTATACCAGACCACGGAATCATCTTTGATGATGAGTGTCATGTGACACTTACCAACATAGATTCGATTACAGGCTTCTTTGGCTAATGGCTCGTAAAGCCGCAAAGATGCCCAAGCGCAACAAAAAGAATTTCCGCCCCACTAAGTCTGGGGCGGGAATGACTAAGGCTGGAGTCGCGGCGTACCGCCGTAAGAATCCAGGCAGCAAGCTCCAAACGGCTGTAACGGAGAAAAAGCCGAGCAAGTCTCGTGCGAAACGCCGCAGTTCCTATTGCTCCCGTTCAAAGGGGCAGATGAAGATGCATAACATCAATTGCCGCAAAACGCCCAATAAGCGTATTTGTCAGGCAAGGAAAAGGTGGCGGTGTTGAAGAATCTAAGCACAATCATTAGTGGTGCGACTTTGGCGTTCTTGGGTTGGATAGGTATCTCTATCGTTGAACTCAAGACTGATACTGCCGTCGTGAAAGAGAAGGTTGCCTCTAACTATGAGATGATCAAACCCATGTGGCAGGCGTTTCTAGCGGAGAAGGGCAATGACGATCTCGCGCAGCTCTATCGCCAAGCAAACAACTAAGGGGTCTAAAGTGGCAAAGGATGCATGTTACCGAAAGGTTAAAGCAAGATATAAGGTTTTTCCATCGGCGTATGCTTCGGGAGCGATTGCTAAATGCCGAAAAGTGGGAGCCAAAAACTGGGGAACTGGAGGAAAGAGTAAGAAGTCTAAAAGAAAGACTGGCTCTTCTAAACGCAAAGGTAAGACCTATTGATGCGAGTCCCAGAGACAAGACCGAAACGCAAGTTTCGAGGCAAGCGGATCAAAGGAACCGCAGTAGCGAGAGGCTGCGGAGCCGTCTTGCCAAAAAGACGTAAGCGCACCAAGGGTGCTGTGGAGCAATCCTGATGGCAGTTCGTAAGACAAAGAAGGGGGCGGCGCTCAAGCGGTGGTTTAAGGAAGAATGGAAAGATGTTCGTACAGGCAAGCCGTGCGGCAGGAAGAAGGGCGAAAAACGTGGTGTTCCTTATTGTCGCCCGTCTAAGCGGGTATCATCCAAGACCCCTAAAACAACCAAAGAACTGTCCGCAAAAGAGAAAAGAAGTAGGATTTCTCAAAAGAAACGGCTGGGCCAACCTGCCGGCAAGCCACGCCGCGTTAAGGCGGTTAGAAGAAAGAAGAAGTAGTTGATGCAAGAGGCTGTGATTCAAGAGTTGAAAAGGTGGTCGGCCTCTGTCTTGGAGAAGACAAACGAGCACTACAACGGCTTGCCAGCTTGTCCTTTCGCCCGTAAGGCTTGGGCTGAAGATAAAGTGGGGTTTTTGTTTAAGGACACAGAAGATTGGGACAGCTTGTATTTGGCGGTAGAAGACTGGGATGACTCAAAGGAAGTGATCATATTGGTGGATCATTGTTACCCAGAATTAGATGATATGTATGCTTTTCTAGATGATATGAACAAAGATATTGCAGAGGGTGTATTTGCTACTAAAGACATGTTCTTGATGGGGTTTCATCCAGAGGCAGAAGACAACGATCTTTTGGACGATGAGATAGAAATGACTGACGAGGAGCCTTATGCGATGATTTTCTTGCAACGGTTAAGTAAGTTGCAAGAGGCTTCGGATCAGTTGAGAGAGAAGGGCTACTATAATACTTGTGAAGACTATTATGACGGTTCTTCTCTATATCAGCAGCGGCAGGACTATTACAGGAGATTGAAATGCCAGGTGCAATGAAGAGAATGAAGAACGGCAAGAAGATGATGAGAGGCGGCGGCTCTGTTCGCAAGAAGGTAATGCTTCGTGGCGGCGGCATGGTTGCTAAAAAGAAAAAGGCCGGCTTCCGTGGTGGCGGACGGGTCAAGTCGAAGAGATAAGCTGACATGGCAACATCTAACTCTAGAGATTTCGATCTTGATGTTTCAGACATCATAGAAGAGGCGTATGAGCGTTGTGGATTAGAAGTTCGCACTGGTTATGATGCGCGAACAGCCCGTCGCTCTATGAATCTGATGTTTGCAGATTGGGCGAACAGAGGGGTTAATCTTTGGACTGTTCGTCAAGCTACAACCACATTAACCGCTGGTCAAGCTACCGTTACATTAGGGGCTGATGTTGTGGATCTTTTAGAAGTGGTTATCAGAAGAAGTAATACAGACTTCACCATGAGTAAAATAAGTAGAAGTAATTACTTGTCTCAACCCTCTAAAACCACTGAAGGTAGACCGTCCCAGTATTTCTTTAATAGACAGATAACTCCTGAAATCACGTTGTGGCCTACACCGGAGAACAGCACGGACCAACTCATATATTACTATGTAAGACGTATAGAAGATGCAGATGCATTAGTAAACACGACAGAACTTCCATTCCGGTTCTTGCCATGTGCAGCGGCTGGTATGGCTTACTATATTGCATTAAAAAAGGCTCCAGAACGTGTACAGCTTTTAAAAACGCTGTATGAAGAAGAGTTTCAGCGTGCAGCGGATGAGGATGAGGACAAGGTTTCTTTAAAACTTCAGCCTGACATTCAGTATCTGAGGGTATAATGGCTAGATTTGCAGTCGGTAAAGATGCATATGGAATATCAGATCGATCTGGTTTTCGATACCGCCTGCGAAACATGCGAAAAGAATGGAATGGATTGCTCGTTGGAGAGGATGAGTATGAAGAGAAGCATCCTCAATTAGAACCGAGAAGAGTGGTTGCAGATCTACAGGCTTTACGAGATCCTAGACCAGATATATCGGAACTCACTAATGTGACCGTTGTATTTCCTATCTTTAGTTTAAACACTCTTGTTTACGAAGTGATCCCTACAGCCGTGGGTTCTGTGGGAGAAGTTACCTTTGGTGGTGATGTGCATACTCCTGCAACTCAAACTATTACAGGTGTTTCTGGCACAGGTTCTGTTGGAACTGTTACGGCTTCTGGCACTGCGGTATCCTCGATAGCAGCGACATACACTGTCACAGTTGCCTCTTATCTTGGTTATAATAAATATTACATCGACGGAGTCAGACAAGATACTGTTAGTCTGTCAGAGGGCAGCACATATAGATTTGATCAGTCAGACAGCAGCAATTCTGGTCATCCTCTAAGATTTTCAACGACTTCCGGTGGAACGCACAGTGGTGGTTCTCAGTACACGACTGGTGTGACATCAAGCGGAACGCCTGGTTCTTCTGGAGCGTACACTCAAATAACAGTAGCCTCTGGCGCACCGACATTGTATTACTACTGTACGAATCATAGCGGTATGGGCGGTCAGGCAAATACACCATGAGTTATACATACACGACATTAAAAACTGCGATTAAGGATTATACAGAAAATCAAGAGACAACTTTTGTGTCTCATCTATCTGATTTTATATCATCCGCAGAAGAACGTATTTTCAAAAGCGTAGATCTTGATTTCTTTCGTAAAAACGTTAACGGAACAACAACCGCTAGTAATGAGTTTTTAGCTGTTCCTGACGATTATTTAGCTTCGTTTAGTTTGGCTATAGAGAACTCAGGAGCAAGAGAGTTTATCATTCAAAAAGATGTTAACTTTGTACAAGAATATAATTCAACGATAGCCACCACAGGCGTTCCTAAATATTATGCGTTGTATGATGTAAACAATTTTATATTAGCCCCCACGCCTAATGCGGCATTTACGGCAGAACTTCATTATTATTTTCGTCCTACCAGTCTGACAGCTAGTCAGTTCGTTCTCACTGTTAGTAGCGTAAGTGGCACCTTTCAAGCCTCGGAAACCATAACAGGTGGCACGAGTGGAGCCAGCACCACGATATCTGCGATAACGTCTGCTACTGTGTTTACTGTTGTAATTCCAAGCACTGATTTCACTGTAGGTGAAACAGTCACAGGTGCCACGAGTGGAGCCACGGGCACGGTGGTGTCTACAAGCGCAGATACAACAGAGACCTGGCTTAGTGAAAATGCTCCGAACGCCATGCTATATGGTAGTCTAGTTGAGGCTTACACCTTTATGAAAGGTGAGCCAGACGTTATGAAGATGTATGGAGACAGATTTAATGAATCGTTGATACGCTTGAAGGATTACGGAGAAGCTAGAGAAAATGCTGATGCGTATCGAATGGGATTGGTTAGAAGAACAAGAACATGAAGATTGCCATTGTTGGACTCGGCGGTAGCTATTCCGATTATATAGCTGCACGAGTTGCCTCGCATGAATTTGATGAAATCTGGGGAATAAACTGTATTGGCGGTATTATTCACGTTGATAAGACATTCATGATGGATCCAGTGTCCAGATTTCTTGACACTGAGAATGCTGGATCTCAAACAGGTATTGCTCGTGAGTTTTTAAAAACAAACAAAAAACCCATAATAACATGTCAGTTAGACAAGCGTGTAAAGCATCTAGAGCTGTTTCCTCTTAAAGAAGTGGCTACGGAATTAGGTTATTGTTATTTCAACAATACGGTTGCATATGCTGTAGCGTATGCCATCTGGGCAAAAGCAGGCACTATATGTTTGTACGGAATTGATTACACATACAAAAACGTAAGCATGGCTGAGTCAGGCAGAGCCTGTGTTGAGTTCTGGTGTGCGATTGCTGTTTCAAGAGGTATAAAGATAGAAATAGCTAGTAAATCTAGCTTGTTAGATACCAGTGTGCCAGACAATGAAAAACTGTATGGTTATCATAGATTAGACGATCCTCTTGTTCAAACAGTGAAAGATGGAGGGTTGTTAATAACAAAACAATCGGAGATAGAGCCTCCTGAACCAGTTGAGTCAAATCCGATTATCTTTGGGAGACATGATAATGTTTGAGGTAAATGTTGCATCAGTAGGATCAGTAAACGTTGTATCGTCTGATAATGGGGGACTTTCCAATGATCAGATAGCTGACATGGCGGCAAATAAAATAATGTATATATCGGACGAAGCTCCAGAGCCTATACGTTTACAAGCGGAGGCTTTTAAGGATCGAGTCCGAAATTTAGTGCAATATTATGTAGAGTTGGCTAGAAAGGAAGAACGTGCTACAATTTGCGCGAAGGTCCGTGAGGCGGGTCAACATCAACTAGCTGACGCTATAGGGAGACTGTAATGGCAATAGCACAAGCAATGTGTACCGCATTCAAGCAAGAATTGATGTTGGGTACGCACAATTTCGCAACAAACGGTAACGCTTTTAAACTTGCATTGTATGCAGAAAGCAGCGGCGGTAAGTCAAGCACCACAGCAACTTTGGGTGCAGCTACCACAGCATTTACCACAACAGGTGAGGTGGCTTCTAGCGGCACATACGCAACAGGCGGCGGCACGCTCACTAAAGTGGCTCCCACGACATCTGGAACCACCGCTTTCACTGATTTTGCGGACCTTAGTTTTACCACAGCCACCATCACAGCGATGGGTGCTTTGATATACAATAGCACAAACAGTAACAAAGCTGTTGCAGTGTTGGACTTTTCGTCTAATAAAACGTCTACCTCTGGCACTTTTACTATTCAGTTTCCAACAGCCGATGCAAGTAACGCTATTATTCGCATAGCGTAACGGAGTGACACGGTGACCGTATCGGGATGGGGTAGAGGCACTTGGGGGCAAGGGGCTTGGAACCAAGCCGTACCTGTCACTGTCACGGGTGTTGCCGCAACAACTGCGGTTGGTAATGTAATTGTCATACCCTCCATCGCTGGTGTTGCCACAGGTGTAGTTGCCTCTGGACTACTAAACTCTGTATCTTCGGTTACAGGCACAGGTGTTGTATCACCCACAGGTGTTGCTGGCACCAGTGCTGTAGGAGACGAGACAACCAACTGTTCTGCAAATGTTGCAGGTGTTGGTGTTACAGCCACTGTTAGCTTTGGTGATGAGTCGGTTGCGGCAGGCTACAGCCACGGGTAATGCCGCCACTAGCGCATTAGGGACAACCACACAAGCAGGAGGCTCTACACTCTCTGTCACGGGTAATGCAGCCACGAGTTCTCTTGGCACTGTGACTCAAAACACCAAGTATCCAGTTACAGGGGTTACAGCAACAGTAAATAGTGGTATAGTCCTCGTGTATACGAGCATTGTGCCTAGTCAGACACCAAATTGGACTGCCGTCACTACAGCGTCTCAGTCCTGGTCTACACAGACACCCTCGCAGAATCCTAATTGGACTGATATAGCGGCGTAGGAGTACCGTATGGCAAGCTCGTTTAGTACAAATCTTGGTATAGAAAAGCCAGCCACCGGAGAACTATCTGGTAGTTGGGGTGATGTTACTAATTTTAACTTTGATATATTTGACAGGGTTTTGGGTGCATCAGACTTAACTGCTTCAAACCTCACAACCACCCTTACAATAAGAGCGGCTTCTCCTACGTCTGGACAAAGCAACGTGCAGACTGGAATGTTCGCGGTTATCAATCTTAAAGATAGTGGATCTGATTTAGGCGGCGTAAATGTCGTGACTATTGCGCCAAATACCGCTACTAAGTTCTTTATTATTAAAAATTCTTTAACTGGTAGCAGGGCAGCTACCATAAAACAAGGAACAGGAG